TCTTTTATCAACTTTTACCACGTTTTCGTCACCTGGATCACCTTGATTATTTTTCGGTGTAGTCTCTTCGACTACGTTTTCTTTTTCTTCTTCCATAATATAATATAATAATAATTAATAAATTTATTTAGGGTCAAACGAACCTAAATCAAATCCTCCACCTAGTATATCATTACCTGCGGACTCAAAGTTTTTAGGTGGTTTTCCACTATTTCTTTGGTCAATCATTTCTGATTGTTGTGTAGCTTGTATTTTTGTTCTTTCGTCTTTACGATCTTCTTTTTGTTTTTCTCTATCTTTTAAGTTTTGTGTGTCAACACCTTTTAGCTGCATGTTATACTGAAACTCTAACGCCATTAACTCTTTTTTTATTTCAGCTTCTTGCATCATTTTCTGAGCATCAACTTGTGCTTTCATTTGTTCAAACTGAGCACGACCCTGGTTTAAAGCTTGTTCTTTTTGAACCTCTGCTTTAGCAGCCGCTTGAGCAGCTTGAGCATTAGATTGTGTTTGAGCTTGTATATTTTCTAGTTGAAGTTTCCTATCTTTTTCTTCTTTCTTCTTTCTACGTATTTTAAGTAATTGGTTTGCTAATTTTATATTACGTATTTCTCTAAGATCAATAGCGTCTTCAAGCTCTATACTTTTTTGCTGCAAAGCCATTTGTATATTGTTCTCTAACACTTGTTTTTCTTCTTCGTCAGGCATTAATTCTATAAATATACCAAAGTCATAAAGATGTAACTGAGACATCTCTTCAAGGGTAGCTACATTATGTGCGCCTATAGCTTGTATAAAAGCTTCTTTTGTAGGTGAGTACTCTATAATGTCAGATATTCTAAGTGATAAACACTCTGCTGTTTCAGCTGTTAGGTATAAACCAGCTTGCAGTATATGTCTTGTTGCCACGTTTGAATTAGCTGCTGCAATTTTCTGAATACCAACTAAAGCATTTTTATCTGGCATACCACCATCTCTAGCTTCATTAAGTCCAGTCACATCTCTTATCATTTGCAAGTAGTAATTGTAGTTACCAATAAGAGCTTGCATTTTATTACCACCACTACCTGATGTAATTTCTTGAATAGGTACTTTACCTGGATTCATATCGCCTTCAGAAGTGAAACTTCGTCCTATTACGGATCCAGTTTGGAAAAACATGTTTAAAGCTTCTTGTGGGTTGTAGTTTGTTCCATTGCCTAGATCAACTTCAGCTAAACCATCAGCATCTAAATAAACACCATCTGGAACCATGCGAGATAAAACTTGTTGTAATTTTAAATGCGTAAGCTGTATCATATCAGCAAAGCCAGTTATTTTTTTTACAAGCGAGTCTATTCTACCATCATACATTCTAGGAGCAACAATAGCATAATTCATTTTAACTTTAGTAAAATCGCTTTTAGGTCTCATCATATTTCTTGACATTTCCCATTTAAGCATTTTGTTAGTACCAAGTATCATAGCGCCTTCATATAAACACTCAATAGACCTTAGCATTCTACTAAAACCACCCTCCATGTTTTCAGGTGGATTAAAAGAATCGTCTTTAGGTATAATTTTATCAGCACCTGTACTTGTTTCTTTTATTTTGTAAACCTCGTTCATGTAGGTTTTGTAATTAAAGTATAAAACTTGAATAGTGTTATTATCTTCTTTTTGGTAAGTATGTCTTGAGTTGTAATTAGACCTGCTATTAGATTTATTTTTCATTATATCCTCTAGATCACTTTCTGATAGATGAGGAAACTCTTTTGCTAACTCGTTTACAGGTATATTTTTTACCTCACCTACGTAGTATATATCATCAAAATAAGGAGAGTCAGTGTAAGAGTAAACTAAATTTGCTGGATCAACGTAATCTATGACAACGCCTTCAGACGTGTTGAAGTTTGTTTTAACGGCTCCAATACCACATATAGTTAGATCTTGATAAAATCTTTTTCTTGTTAAATCATACTTATTACCTTCAAACAAAACGTTTAAAGCTTGTTCTTCAGCTAACTCTACAGCTTGCTTGTAGTTTAATTGCATGTGTATACCTAGCTCTTCGCTTGACTCTGGAAGATCTTCGTTGGCTATGTTTGTTTCTTTTGTATCTACATTAAATCTAGATTTTACTTCTTGATTAAACTCTCTCATATCCATATCACTGAGAATAGCCTCCATGTATTCTGTTCTTTTTTCAACACCATTAGGCGATTGTGAGTAAGCTTTTATGTCGTAAGTTCTTTCAGCCATACCGTTTACTACTATATCAACAAACTTAGATATAATTGGTACAGGTTTCCAGTCTAAATTAAGATAGGACAAATCACCGTTTATAGATAACTCATCCTTGTATTTTTGTATTGATTGCTCGCCTCTAGCGTACAACCTTAAGTTATGAAAATCATTTTGATTAGTTCTATATTTATTAGAACCTCTATCATTATTAAACCACTCTTGCTCTATTGCTTTACCTACTCTCAAACCATAATCGTAGCTTAGCTTCTCAGCATCGCTAACTGTTTGACTCGGGAAATAACTTTTAATGCCAGACTCTGCCATATTTATTATTTGATTATTTGTGAATTAGTTCCAGTATTACTATACTTGGAAATGTTTATGTTTAATGGTTGTTTTTCAACCTTTGCGTTTGGCGCATATAAATGTCTGTTGTTTGCCATTATAGCTAAACCAGAACTTATAGAAGCGTCATACTTTGTTCGTTTATTTATATCAAACCTACTCCAATCGTTTAGTAAATCATTAAAATACAAATCACCGTGGCTACCATCTTTCTTTATACCTACGTGATCTTGTATATACATTTCTATCGCGGCAGCGTGTGCTTGTTTTATATCTTCACTAGAGTTAGGTATACCACCTACTTCTTTTTCTGCAACAGACAACTTGTTCCAAATCTTGTCCGGCCTATTCATACTAAACCCTCTATATCCTCTTCGCCTAAGATAATACAAAAGACGAGGTTTATTGTTTTCTGCGAGTATAGGCATACCATAAAATACTAAAGCCATTAAAACGTCCTCAAAGAATATCTCAGCTGTAGGTGGTCTTGATAAGTATTCTAAAAAAAAGCTATTCGCAGGAGCGTCCTCCATACTAAACCTGGTTAAGCCATGTAATGCTCCTTTTGATCCTTCTCCATCTACAGTTCCTGATATATCATAAGAGTCACAACCAAATGCTCCCATGTGTTCATTACCAGGATATTTCACACCGTTTTTAAGTACCACTCTATTTTGTAATTGCTGAGGTGGAACCCAGCTAAGTTTAAACCTACCTTTTAGATCTGGATAAAATATTACTTGTGAATCTTTAATTCCATTTATCCATTGAAAATTACCTTTAGTTACACCTAGAGTTCTAGACATCTCTTCGTTGTAATCTATTTGCTCGTATATTTTTACTAAGTTAAATATACTGTTTTTAGTTTCATCTCTAAAAGCGTGCTCAGTTGTTCTTGGGAACTGGCGGTAGAATTCGTTTAAAGCATCTTGATCATCTTTTAAACCATCTACTTCGTTTTGCCAGTTATCTATTACACCTACATCTATTAATTCACCGTCTGGAGCGAACACGTCGATATCAGGAGTAGTGAAAACTGGAATTCCGTACTCATCAATAAATCCTTCGTAGTTCCACTCCATTGGGATAAAAAGAGAGTATAAGCCAGACTTTGTCTGACCGTTTCTATTTCGCTTAGTGACATCTGATGCATTGTATAATTTTTTAAAGTTATCGCCTCCTTTATCTAAAGCGTTTGATGTTGAACCCATCATACACTTACCTATAATTCTACTACCTAATCTTAAACATGTTTTTGTAACACGCCAGTTATTTAATATATTATCAGGTCTTTCCCATTTACCACTTTCATCATGTACTAATAACGCTAGCTTTTCACCGTCATAGCTATTGTCACCTGTATTTTTCCAATCTATTGTTGTATCTAATCCTTGTATGTCTTCCAGCTTTTCATTAGCTGTTATTTTCTTTCTTGTAAACTTACTAGCAGGTACTCTATACGCTAACTCTGTTTTTGGCCTATCCATACCATCTTGAACTGGTTTAAAGAAAAATGGATAGTTAATTGATATTGGCACCACTTTATCTGTAAACATTTTCTTTGCATCAGCACCTGTTTTAGACAGTATACCATATCTACTATCACTTGCAAGAGTAG